GGCGGGTATAGGTCTCGCCGTTGTCGTCCCATTTGGCAGGGGTCCAGTTTAAAACTTTCATTTTGCTTTCCTCTTAAAAAGAGGGGGCCGAAGCCCCCGTAGGTTAGTGTTTGTAATAGGCCACGTTTGCAACATTCTTGTCCCAGCACATCCGGCAGGGGCCGCACTTGCCTTGCCGCTCGAATGCTCGGCAGGTTGCCTGTGCTTTGTCGGACACCACAGTCGAGGTGTGCGTTGCGCCTTTCGGTGGTGGCTGGTCGATATGAGGGGCCGAGACTCGCACGATCAGGTTGGCCGGAACGTTACCTTTCACGAAGCGCGGTTCCTTAGTTGGGAGCCAGTGCACCGTGTCGGGTGTCGCCCGGGCGATGTCACAGATCAGGCCGAAGTGCGCGACCGATTGCAGATCACCCGAGTCATGCCACCGGAACCACGGCTTGCGCGAGATCAGGTAGGCCATCGCCGAAATGAACTCAGCCCGGAACTCGGTGTCGGCAAGAGCACGCGCTAGCACATCCATGCGCCGAGCCAGTGCAGCTTGAACGTTCGGGAAAATGTACCGGCCCTTGCGGGCGTAGCACATCGCGCACACCGAACCGAGAATCTTGGACAGAAGCCCGCCGGTTTTGCACAGGAATGCACTAATGGAGAATGACGGGCACGGCATCTTACCGGGCGCGGACAATCCGCCGACTAGCGCGTTTGCAGATTTAACAGACCACATAAGCTTTTCCTCCGCGTGGCAACATCGCCACGAGATCCATTATACGAATCGCAAGGTAACTTGCAAAACTCCCACGCAATCACGCGCACACACAGCCCCCCGCGCACACGCATAACTGGTTTCAAAAATTTGAGGCCAAAAGAAAAGGGCCGGTTGGAGGTCCCGGCCCACGGAGAATTAGTTGTCGAATGCGTGGATCAGTGCGGTGAGCGCAGCGATCAGGTCATCACGTTTAGTGTTGTTCGGCATTCCAAGTTCTTTGCGGGCCGCTGCGCTGCAGCTAATGCCACGCTTCTTCATTCCAAGCTTTTCAAGTTCGACGCCCTTTCGCAGGACCATCAGTCGGTATCGCATAATCTTCTCGCGCTCTGTCAGTACAGCAGGGCCGCGATTACTTAACGCTAGTTCTAACTGAATCATGTTACTGCTCCTTAAACTCTGTCGAGGATACGTTCAAAGAATGATCGACCATCACGATGCAGCATGTACTGACGTGCGATCCACATCATCCACAATGCTTGCCTGCGTGGCAGGCGATACGCATCAGTAAGATGGTGATAGGTCATCCAATAACCACAATTTTCAATCAGGTCAGCAGTGTCATAGATACTCATATGCTTTCTCCGTTAAAAGAAGGGCCGGTGTGAAGTCCCGGCCCAGTTGATTACTCTTCACACACCGTGTCGTACACGGGAACCTCTTCCATCTTCGTGCCTACTTGCACACGCTTGCAGGACGTTGATGAGAACATCACAAAGATATAGTCCGTTGTATCTTCGAACGTCCAGTACGTGCTGAAGTATTGCGTCTTCTCTTGTGGCCGACTCGTCGGCTGCAGTCCGAGGCGGCGCAGGATACCGAACATCACATCCAAGTCTGCGCGTGGTCCCGTGATGCTGATGTTGTACGACGAACTATCGACGCCCACGTCCGTAACATTCACGCCAGCCTTCTGCAGTACTTTGCAGATAGTCGCGACACGTTTGTTGTCACGCTTGATTATCTGACCGATGCGACGTGCACGATTGCGAGCGTACTTGTTAGCCTGTTGAACGATATTCATATGCTTTCTCCGTTGATGTCGGGCGTGATTGCCTCGACGGTTCCCATTATACGAATCGCAAGAATCCTTGCAAAATTACCCCGCCCGGGGGGTACCCCCCGCAAATCAAATGGGGCCCCCACCCGCACCCCGCACCCCTAGATCTATACAAACGACCCCACACTTTTCTAAACTACCCCCATAAATCGGTACTGGCCTCCCTGCCAAGGGCGCGTCTCGACAAAGTACTCCGGAATCGTAACCGGACCTTCTTAGGCAATTTTGTTGCAACTCGACCCCCACCCCCTCTTTATAGGAAACACCCCCGGTATTTAAATTTGGTTCCATCCAATTTCTTGTGATATATATCCGCCAACTTGGGCCAAACCCCATGCATGGATGAGATGGAACTGAACGTCCCCGAGATTGAAGAGGGTATCGCCCTCCCTAAAAACGCTTCCGAAGCGTTGCCGGAACTATCTCCCCGCCAAGAGCTAGACCACGTCGCTCAGACCATTGCCGATATCACGGTAATGACGGGGGAGCCGTTGGAGTTCGACCCCACGGATATTGAAGAAGGCAAGAAAGTTGCTAAAGAACTGATCGAAAACCCAAAAACTAGGCCGAATTACGCAGCATTACGGGACAGTACCAAGGCCGTTTTGGCTGGAATGGTGGCCCAGTATGACTTTGAGGTGGTCGATGACCTCGTCAAGTTGAAGGGTTTTGTCGTCAATTGCCTGTTGGATGAGTACAAGAACGCCTCCGATAGCAAAACCCGCATCCAAGCCCTCACTAAATTGGGCGAAGTGGACGGGGTAGACGCCTTTAAGAAGAGAACCGAGACCACCCACATCATTAAACCGATTGAAGAGGTGGAGAAAGAGCTGCTGTCGGTGCTGGAAGGCATCGAATATCGCGTCATTAGTGACGACAATGCTGCAGCTTAACGCCGAAAACCTGCAAAAACTGAAAGCCTCCTTGCCGTCGATGCCGGATAAGGAGAAAAGGCGCGTTGCCGAGCTGCTAAAGCAGTATCAGACGCAGGTGACGCAGCGTTTAGGCCGAGATTCCTTCCTTGATTTCATCAATCACGTGTATCCGGGGTACAAAGTCGGCCCTCACCACCGGAAATTGGCTCGAATCTTCGAGGAAATCGCCTCCGGCAAGAAGAAACGGGTGATCGTGAACATCGCCCCGCGCCACGGCAAGTCAGAAATGATCTCCTACCTCGCTCCGGCGTGGTTTTTGGGCAAATACCCGCACAAAAAGGTCATCATGGCCTCTCATACAGCGGATTTAGCAGTCAATTTTGGTAGGCGAGTCAGAAACCTAGTTGGGAGCGACCTGTACCGTGACATCTTTCCTAGTGTCGAGCTTCAAGCAGACAGTAAAAGTGCTTCTCGTTGGGGTACAAATTTTAACGGTGAGTATTTTGCTATTGGCGTTGGTGGTGCCTTGGCTGGTCGGGGCGCTGATCTATTCATTATTGATGATCCTCATTCTGAGCAGGAAGCCAAGCAAGGAAGAGCTGATGTATTTGATCCCGCTTGGGAATGGTTTCAGTCGGGACCCGTTCAAAGACTGATGCCGGGAGGCGCGATCATCGTCGTGATGACGAGATGGTCGAAGCAGGATCTGACCGGCAAGATCGTCGATCACATGACGAAAGAAGAAGGGGCGGATGAGTGGGAAGTCGTGGAATTTCCTGCCATTTTGAACGAAAAACCCCTGTGGCCGGAGTTCTGGACGATTGATGAATTGCTGGCCAAAAAGGCCAGTATGGATGTGCGGTATTGGCAAGCCCAGTACATGCAGGAGCCGACATCTGAAGAAGGCGCTCTTATAAAGAGAGAATGGTGGCAGGTGTGGGAGGCAGAAAGTCCGCCCCAGTGCGAGCACATCATCATGTCCTTGGACGCCGCCCAAGAAAAGTCGAACCGGTCGGACTACAACGCGCTTCTGACGTGGGGTGTCTTCAAAAACGAAGAGACCCAGAACTACAACATCGTCCTCCTTAACAGCATCAAACAAAGACTGGAGTTCCCGGATCTGAAGGCACTCGTGCTGGAGGAGTACAAAGAGTGGAACCCGGACACGTTCATCGTGGAGAAAAAGTCCAACGGTGCGGCGCTGTATCAAGAGATGCGGCGGATGGGCGTCCCTGTCTCGGAGTTCACCCCGGGTAAGGGTCAGGACAAGATATCCCGAGTTAATGCTGTGTCGGACCTCTTTGCGGCGGGTATAGTCTGGGTGCCCGACCGCAGGTGGGCATGGGAGGTTGTCGAGGAGTGCAACGACTTCCCGAGCGGAACCCACGACGACTTGGTGGACGCTACGACACTTGCACTTCTTCGCTTCCGGCAAGGCGGGTTTATCCGTTTGCCCTCTGATGAACCAGAGTCAATAAAGTGGTTCAAGAGGAGTCGGGGCAACGGATTCTATTAGGAGAATTTAAATGGCCGTTGATAAAAGTTTGATGGAGGCTCCTCAAGGGATCGCGGTGATCGCGGCTGAGATTGAGCCTGTAGAGATCGAGATTGAGCTTCCATCCGAAGAGGATGGTGTCGTTATTGAGTTGATGAAGGCGGAGAGCCGCTCGGAAGGGTTTGATGACAACCTTGCCGAGTACATGAACGAGGGTGAGTTGCAGAGCTTAGCGGGTGATCTGATTGGTCATTGCGAGCAAGATCTCTCATCTCGTAAGGACTGGCTCGACACTTATATCAAAGGATTGAAGATCCTCGGTATTCGTTACGAAGAGCGGACTGAACCGTGGCCGGGGGCGTGTGGTGTGTTCCACCCGCTTCTGATGGAGTCGGCGGTTAAGTTCCAGTCCGAGACGATCATGGAGACCTTCCCGGCGATGGGTCCGGTGAAGACGAAGATTGTCGGCAAAGAAACCCCGCAGAAGAAAGACGCGGCAATCCGCGTGGCTGATGACATGAACTATCAGCTCACCGAGGTGATGCCGGAGTACCGCCCCGAGCACGAGCGCATGTTGCTCAGCATGGCCTTGGCGGGTAACGCCTTCAAGAAAGTGTATTACGACCCGGCGCTGGCGCGTCAGACGGCGGTTTACATTCCCGCTGAAGACATCATCGTCCCCTACGGCGCGGCGAACATCGAGACCGCAGAGCGTGTTACGCACCGGATGCGGAAGACGAAAAATGAGTTGAGAAAGTTGCAGTACGCAGGGTTCTACCGAGACATTGATCTTGGTGAGCCGATGCGAATTATGGACGAGGTTGAGAAGCAGAAGGCCGAGGATCAAGGCTTCTCAGCATCGATGGATGATCGGTTCCAGCTCCTTGAGATGCATGTGAACCTAGACTTGCCGGGGTATCCAGATGTCGATGAAGACAATAATGAAACGGGAATTGCTCTCCCATATGTTGTTACGATTGAGAAAGGAACAGGGACTATCCTTGCCATCCGCCGAAACTGGCGGGAGGATGACCCGCTTAAAGCAAAAAGACAGCACTTCGTCCACTACGGATACATACCGGGCTTTGGATTTTACTACTTCGGTCTCATCCACCTTATTGGGGGACACAGTAAGGCTGCCACCTCACTCCTTCGTCAGCTCGTGGACGCGGGAACCCTCTCTAACTTACCGGGAGGTCTCAAATCTAGAGGACTGCGGATTAAGGGAGACGATACTCCCATTGCTCCGGGCGAGTTCCGAGACGTAGACATCCCAAGCGGTGCGATCCGCGACAATATCCTGCCGCTGCCGTACAAAGAGCCGTCGCAGACGCTCTCGATGCTTCTCGACAAAATCATTGAGGAAGGCCGTCGCTTCGCGGCGGTGTCGGATCTCAAGATCGGCGACATGTCAAATCAGGCTCCGGTTGGCACGACGCTCGCCATCTTGGAGCGCGTCCTCAAAGTAATGTCGGCTGTTCAGGCCCGCATCTACTACGCGATGAAGCAGGAGTTCAAACTCCTTGCGGCGATCATTCGTGACAACACACCGGATGAGTACAGCTACGAGCCAGAGATCGGCAACCGTCGAGCGAAGAAAGCGGACTACGACGACATCGATGTCATTCCGGTGTCGGACCCGAACGCGGCCACAATGTCGCAGAAGGTTGTGCAGTATCAGGCTGTCATTCAGCTAGCTCAGTCTGCTCCGCAGCTCTACAACCTCCCGCTTCTGCATCGTCAGATGATCGAGGTGTTGGGCGTCAAAAATGCGGAAAAGCTGGTGCCAATGCCGGATGATCAGACGCCTCGCGACCCCGTCACCGAAAACATGGATGCACTGACAGGTAAGCCGTTGAAGGCGTTTATGTATCAGGACCACGAGGCACACATCGCGGTGCACATGGCCTTGGGACAAGATCCGAAGATGGCGCAGATGATCGGGCAGAATCCGATGGCGCAGCAGATCACGGCATCGCTGCAGGCTCACATCATGGAGCACATCGCGTTCCAGTATCGCCGGGATATCGAGAAACAACTGGGTGCGGCGCTCCCGCCGTTGCCGCAAGACGAGAACGAGGACTACGACCTGCCGCCGGAGATCGAGGCGCAGTTGGCCCCACTCGTGGCTGCGGCTGCGAACCGACTACTGCAGAAGGATCAGGCAGAGGCTCAGATGCAGCAGGCCATGCAGCAGGCACAAGATCCGCTCGTGCAGATGCAGATGATGGACCTGCAGATCAAGCAGATGGAGGCCCAGACCAAGCAGATGAAAGCGCAGATGGACGCGCAGATTCAGCAGGCGGAGCTGGCTCGCAAGCAGCAGAAGGACCTCCTCGACGCGGCGGCACAAGAAGATGCCAACCGGCTTCGCGAGGCGGAGATCTCTGGGCGGCAGCAGCTTGAGGCGGCACGACTCGGGGTGGACATCGAGAAAGACAAAGCGGCTCGCTCTGCTCAGCAGGAGATGGAGGGGCTACGAGTCGGTGTGGATATCGCTAAGAGCAAAGAGAAGTCGCTCATTGAGCGCGTCAAGAGTGTTCAACCTAAAGGTGGCAGATGAGTTATTCAAACGCTCTGGAGTACCTTGACTCAAAACTCAAGGACGAGCGCACGTTGATTGTTGAGAACCTGATTCAGGGAAAACTTGATGAGGGTGAATACAAAAGGTTATGCGGGGCGTTACAGGGTCTCGACCTCGCTATAAACCACATTAAAGACCTTGCAAAACGTATAGAGGAAGAATGAGTAGCATCGACATTACTAAAACGCAGGAAGAGGCGGCAAAAGCCAAACTACTGCCGGACCCCAAAGGCTACCGAATCTTGTGCGCCATCCCGCACGTAGATGAGGAGTTTGAAGGGGGAATCATCAAAGCCGAGAACACTGTCCGTACCGAAGAGCTGACCACGGTCGTCCTATTCGTCATCAAGATGGGAGACCTCTGCTACAAGGATCAGGACCGGTTCCCGACTGGCCCGTGGTGTAAGGAAGGGGACTTCGTGTTGGTGCGCCCCTACTCCGGAACCCGGGTGG